GCCAATTCGTGAGACCGTAGTCCAACGCTTGTCATGAAGAGCTTTTGAAAACTTTTGGAGCTGTGACCGCTCCAAAATCTCGCTTTCGAGAGATCCACCAAAAATTAACCGTGGCATGAAAGAGGCTTTACTCTCTTTCATGGGTTCAGTTTTCCAGAACAATTTAAAGGTTGCAGGCATACGAGACTGTTTGAACCGTTCATAATAGCAACGGAAAGCAGGCGTCGTAGCCAAATCAACCTTATCCTTGAAACCGGGACCAGAAAAGCCCAGATCATGCGATCGATTTTTCCTGAACTGACGAGAAGCGATAACTTGACCATAAGACATGCTACCTAAAGGTACATGCTTAAGTTGCTCAACGGTGGCATTAATAGCTTTTTCAAGATGCCTACCGTTAAGACGTGCTTCGTTATGCCAGGACTTTAGCTTGTACGAAAGCTTGCCATCAGTGGCATACTTTGTGTTAGTACCAGCTAAAACAACAGGACCATCGATCGAATTCGAAACTAACTGTTCCGTTCCAACCTTCGTCTTTCGAAGAAAAGCAAAGCCTTTCTTCAAAAGATATGGAGTTAAGTAAGGATCTCTCCTATCTTCACACCATTTGGCGGGGGAACCATGCAAGTATCGAACTGGGAATTGAGGGGGTGGACGGAGAGACTTATCCATCTTCGGTGAAGACGTCACCGACTTGGGTATCCTTACAGACATCAATTTCCTTTCGGAAGTTGAGTCTATAGGGACCGGACCATAAAACAACTTGAGATAATTTGAATGCAAGTCGTTATGGAAGCCATTGTGCATAACATTGCTGGAAACAAAGTTTCTGACATTGTTAATGACCTTGGCGTTTTTCCGCTGAGCACGTCGATACTCAGACTTGGAGGTGTACCTGCTAGGTACAAAAGAAGGGGTAAGTTTTTCTGCCGCTTTTGTGTAGGAGCGGCGAACCTTGGCAACTGCCCTGTAATCTTGAATGGAAAGATAAATATATCCATCTTTGACAATGGGGCTTCCATTTTCGGGCTGACGTGCATGTTTAGAAGCACAAGTCCGATAAGGCAAGTTGCCGAGAGCAGGCAATGACGAACACCTACTCATTCTTAAGACTCCGGTTTTGGTGACCCGGCAACACGAAGAGAAGAAAACATAAAGAATTCGGCCCGTGAAGGAGGGCAACCCAAAAGAGGCCGGAGCCAAAAGATGATTCGATGCGATAAGATTAGAGATATTGTAGACTCTCTAACAGCGTGGGCACATCACCCTAATCCGAAGATTTTATACACGCATAATGTCTTAGTGGAGGGGCTCGTCCAGAATGTTATAGTCAATACGGGGTTTATTGGCATCATAAAGGAGAAAGGAATCCCAACAAGGAACGTTTTATATGTATACGTGGTTCAGACAATGATACATAACCTACCTGTGAACTCAGGAGGAAGCAAGCCTTTATCAAGGATTTACGGGATGAACCGACCAAGAAAGGGACAGAGGAAGCTGTG